GACTACACGCGGCCCATCTTTGAGTATCTCCGCGATTACTTGGGCCATGAGTACGTCCTCACCGAGATCTACCGCATGCGGAAAGCGGGCGTGGATCTCCCGTATCGCAACCGTCGTCCGGGCGATGACCAACCGGCGAAAGATCATCATGCCGACTGAGCGCCTCAGGCGCTGATGATCCGCGCCCGAAAGTACGCTCAACCATCAAACACAACAGAGGGAGGGTGTTCCACGAGTCGTGCCCGTAGCCCACGCCGCAACGGTGGGCAGAGAAGTCAACGTATCGCCAACGCGGGCTCGATACGGACAACGCGATGCGAGTACTCAAACGGGCGGCGGTCGTGGCGCTCGCGCTCACCGCACTTGCGGTCCCGGCAGCTGGGCAAGCTGCACCACGACACAAGCATCACTGCAAACGGGCATGCGCCTATCGACGCTGGGCGCGCCGTGTCACCGCAGCCGCCGAACACAACCCAATGGTGCTGTGCATCGAGTGGCGTGAGTCAACCAGCACACCGACCGACCTTCACTCCCCCGACACGAACCCTGGGCAAACCGGGCTCGCTCAATGGGATCAGAACGCCTGGATGGAGGATGATGTTTTCCACTATGCGAGCACGCCGATGGGCGCTTCCGGCTTGGAACAAGAGGCCGTGTTGGTATGGGCCATCAATCATGGGCGCTCAGGACAATGGACACCATTCGACGGGTGCTCTGGAGTTGAAATCAACCAGAAGGAGAAGCAGCAGTGAATCTCTTGAACGACAACTCGGCGCAGGATGCACGTCGGCTGGCCGCTGCGGCCGAGGTCGCAGACTTCTTCCCGGCTGACTACAACGAGCGAGAGATCCTCGCCATCGCTGAGCGGGCGTTGGCCGGTGCTGATGGGGCGGTTGCGGTGGTTCCTCGCTCAGAGTTGGACGAGCTCCGGGCCGAGATCGAGCGACTGCGTGCCGCGGCCCTAGCCATCGCCACGCGCGAGGTGCCCGGGTTCATCAAGAACGGCCGTCACTGGCAGACCGTCGATGGGTATCTCTTCTGGGATCTCCGAGAGGCGCTGGGCATCGATTCCGAAGGCGCGAGCGAATGAGAACCGTCTGCGTTCTGACCCATCTGAGGGGACCAAGAATCGCGGATAGCCAGTGTCCGCGCCGCCGATACACTATTCCGTGTCCCAACCTGCCGCCAACAGTGAGGATTCGCCAACTTGCCTACGCCGACCGACGAACCCATCATCAAGCACGTCAGACTTTGCAAACACGGCCACGATCTTTCACTGGTCGGCACTGTCCGGGATGGTCGGTGTAAGCAGTGCGTGCGGGAGCAAGCGGCGCGACGCCACGAGCGTCTGCCGTTGTACGGCTCTTGGAAGTCAATGCACGAACGCTGTAGCAATCCGAACCACGTTGCATACGACTCTTACGGAGGGCGCGGAATCAAGGTTTGCGCTCGGTGGAAGTCCTTTGAGGTGTTCGTCGAGGATGTTGGTGAACGGCCGCCGAATCCTGATGGCTGGACGTCCAAGCAGCGTGTGTACTACGCAGCCAACAAAGAACGCATTCAAGCGGCCGCTCGGGCACGTCGCGCGGGGTTGGCATGAGCGACGAAGAGGACATCAAGGTAACCCATCTCAGACTTTGTGAGTGTGGCAAGATCGCCGGCCATAACAGCCTCTGCTACACCGAACGGATCGGTGTTGACCAACGCGTCGATCGTGCGTTTGAGAACGCGATGGCCGATGAGCGTCGTGACCGGTCAGACAAACGCAAAGCCCGGATTAGTAGCGAGCGACGATCAGCACGAGCGAGGCAGGATGATTGGCAGCTCGTCATGGAGGCTCGCGAAGCTGAGATGCTGCTGTCGACGGTGAAGGCAGCGAACCCGGAATCGGGTGCTCGTGGAAGCGAGTCAACGATGGTGGGGCCGACAACGCAACGGCTCGATGATGATCCTCGTTGGCGGTTGGCGAAACGGCAGCTACGACGCGCCGCAGAGCAGTTGCTTGATCTCGCGGATGAGATTCGTGGTCATGGTGTTGCTGTGACCGCGACAGTTCAGTTGGGTGAACATAAGGATGCGGAGATCCTCGCGTGTGTTGGTTTGAAGCCGCGTGAGGTTGTTCAGCATTTGGGTCGTGAGGTTGCTGGTGGGGCACGGACGGTTGAGCGTGTGCGTGAGGCTGTGGGTGATTGTCGGTGGTGCGGAAGGGACTGGCCGAAATGAGCGAGTCAGCCACTGTGGTTCTCGATCAGGCAAGCACCGAAGCCGATCAACTCTGCCCCGATTTTGACGACCGCCGCCAAACGCTATACGAGGAGCGCTAGTTGAGCTACGGAAAGCGATGGGCTGCAACGACATTCGCCTCCGGTGGCCCAAACGATCACTCAATCAGGCCCGGAAGCGCCCTAGAAAGGGTGCTGCTACCAGACGATCTACGCAAACTGTTCGAGGTTGGGCGCATGATCCAGTGCGTCTATTTCATCCAAGGTCGCTCAAGCGGACTCGTGAAAATCGGCTTTACGACCAACCTGAGGCAACGGATTGCTGGTCTAGCGATGCACTGCGCCGAAGACCTCGAAGTGATCGGCTTCCTACTGGGATGCGGAGTCGAGACGGAGCAATCACTGCACTGGCGTTTGGCAGAAGATCGGGTACGCGGTGAATGGTTCAAGCCGAGCGACACCGTGCTAGGACTCGCATCCGGTGAACTCATCTTGACGGTCGCTGGAATCAGGCCATCTAAAGCGACAGCGTCTAACGGTCCACATTCTGTGCTACGATTTTCCGGACGATCTGCGCCCGCAGCCGGAGAAGCCCCGCAAGGCGAGCTGGCCTACATAGGTCGGCCTTGGCAGTTGGATAGTTTCATCTGGCTCGCAGCGGCTTACGAAAAGCTCGGTGATCGAGCCATAGCAGCAGAGCTCGGATGTGCACGTCTGACCGTGACTCGTGCTCGTAAGCGACTCGGGATTCCATCACACCGACACGGACGCCGACGTGGATCATGAGCCCGTTCGTATCACCGCCAATCTGGTGCACCGACGAATGGCACGAACGACCACAGTCACCGCCTGAACCGAAGCTGTTGCGCACGTATCGCGTGACCGGAACGTGGGGAACAGGCGATCAGCACGTCATCATCGGCCAGCTGATCGAACGATGTGGCGAGAAGAAGCTGACGATGTGCGTAAACGATCATCCAACCGATCGGTCCGCGATCACCGGGACGTACTTCCTTGAGGCCGTCTGATGTCGCTGACGTTCCCAACGACACCAACACGACACGCCGAACCAGGCACACCACAACGAGCCGAACCATGCGCCTGCGATGAGCGGCAACTACTCGACCCGCACAGCGACGAATGCGTGCGCTGCGGCCGATACGACGCCACCACGATCAACAAAACATGGGCTGATCGTGCACAGCGAATCGCTCGCAGACGAAAGGTTGCACGATGACGAGCAAGCCAGTGCATCCATCGCTGATCAAGCAACTACCGATGAACCACACAGCAAAGATCATGACCCACTCCGGATGGTGGTTCAAATACACCGTCCACCGGCTACACGGCATCTTCTGCCCCGAAAACAGCGTCTCGCACCATCGCACACTCAACGGCGCACGACGTGCCGTACGACGATGGGAAGCACAAGACAGCAAGCGACCCGAGGTAGTCGAATGATGAGACGCTGGATCGGCAACCACCTCATCCTCCTCGCCTACCACATCGAACCACAACTCAAAACCGAACTAGACCAATGGCTCCTGAACGTGCTCACACAACAAGCACAAACAGCAGCCACCCAAGCAACACACGCACTGCTCCAACACCAACAAGCAGTCGCACACATCGCAGCACAACAATAGATGGCACTCCCACACGCATGCGGACACTGCGGCGCAACCCACCCCAAAGGCCAACGCTGCCGCAACACAACCCAACGCGGCTACGGCGCAACCTGGCAAACCATCAGCAAACAAGTCATCACCGAAGAAGGCTGCTGCACCGACTGCGGCCACACAGGCTCAACAGACAACCCACTCACCTGCGACCACATCATCCCCAAAGCACACGGCGGCACAGACGACAGACACAACCTCACCTGTCGATGCCGCAAACACAACAGCGCCAAAGGGGCGGGGCGCGGGTAAAGTCCATAGACTTTGTTGCACCTGACCCGTGCCACGACAATTTTCTGGCTGCGAAAGTTGTGGATGCCTGAGGGGGTTGGGAATGGCGCGTACTGGGCGACCTCCGAAGCCGATTGAGCAGAAGCGCCGTACTGGTAATCCTGGGCAGCGTAAGTTGCCGTCGAACACGGTGGCGTTGCGTCCGGCGGATGGTGTTCCTCCGGTGCCGATTGATTTGAAGCCGGCGGGCCGGACGATGTGGTCGATGGTTTGGGGTGGTCCGGCTGCGGTGTGGTTGTCGCCGGAGGTTGATGCGATTAGGGTGCATACGGTCGCGCGTTTGTTGGACGAGATTGAGGAGTATCACAAGCTTGTGACTGGTTTGGGCCCGGTGCTTGAGGAGCCGATCGTGACGCCTTCGGGGAAGGTGGTTGCGGATTCGGCTCGGTTTGTGCCTAATCCGGCGGTTCGGATGTTGCGTGATGCGCAGAAGCAGTTGGATAGGGAGTTGAGTGCGCTTGGCTTTGACCCAACCGCCCGTTCGAGGCTCGGGCTCGCGGAAGTCAAGCGCGAGTCGATCCTCCAGCGTCTCCTCGGCACCGACCAGGGGCAAGACGATGGAACCATCGAGGCCGACGTTGTCGAAATCCTCGCTGACTAGCGTTGCTGGTTGGCCGCCGCTGCATTTGACGCCGGTTCCGGTTGAGGACATGCGCCGGGGTGATGGCGCGAAGGTGATTCAGCGTGTCGAGGCGTTGTGCACGGTCAGTAAGGATGGGATCGCGGCGAGGGCTGGTGAGCCGTTGCTGTTGCGCGCGTGGCAGCGGCAGTTGATCTTGCGTTTGTTCGCTCGTCGCCCGGACGGTAAGCGTCGGCATCGGGTGGCTTTGATCGGGATGCCGCGCAAGAACGGTAAGGACTTGGACTGTGCGACGCCGATCCTTACCACAGATGGCTGGAAGACGATGGGTTCCGTCGAGACGGGTGATTCTGTCTACGGTTCAGACGGAAAGCCAACTCGGGTTATTGCGGTATCAGAGGTCTTTGTTGGCAACCGGTGCTACGAGGTCGGGTTTACGGACGGCGCCGCCATTGTCGCCGGCGAAGACCATCAATGGCACGTTTGGGACAAGGATGGCCACGACCCGGCTGAATATGTGGCTGCGAAACAGCGTGGCGACAAGAAGCCGCATGGCGCTTGGCGGACACTCACCACATCTCAAATTGCGGCCGTTAGATGGCGTCATGATCGGGCTAACGGTAGCGCTGAGTTTCGTTTTCGGGTTTCGTGTGACGCACAAGTCGATACGCCCGACCAAGCACTCTTGGTTGATCCCTACATCTTGGGTTATTGGCTCGGCGACGGGTTATCAACCTCTGCGCGTATCAAGGTAGGGGCCGAGGATCTAGCACACGTCATCACCCAGGTTGAGGACGCCGGTTATCGCGTGGTCTCTGCCAACAGGGATGCTGGCAAGACAGCTTCAACGGTGTGCTTCAACACGCGAGACGGTCGACGTGGTGGCCGGACCGGTGTGACCCCCGACCTCCGAGCTCTGGGTGTTCTGCGCAACAAGCACATACCAGAGAAATATCTCAACGCGTCTATCGCGCAACGCAAAGCGTTGCTGGCAGGGCTGCTCGACTCTGACGGTACGATCACGACGACCCAGAACAAATCGCCACGAGTGGAGTTCTGCGTTGTTTCTAAGCGACTCGCTCGCGATGTGTTGGTCCTTGTCCGCAGTTTGGGAATACGAGCGACTCTGAGAGAGGCTGACGCAGTTCTTGATGGCAGGGTCGTCGTCGGCACTAGATATCGAGTGTGCTGGACGCCGACGTTTAACCCGTTTCGGCTGGCTCGCAAGTCGCGGCGTTTCTCATCGCCTACGAGCCAACGTCACGAGCTTATGAGCATTACGGGGCTGCGCGAAGTGCCATCGGTCCCGACTCGTTGCATTGAGATTGAGAACTCCGACGGGGTGTATCTCGTTGGAGATCTCTTCACCCCGACGCACAATTCGGCGCTTGGGTCGGCGTTCGCGCTTGACGGCCTGGTGTTCGATGGGCGTGGGGCTGAGGTGTATTCGGCGGCGGCTGAGGAGAAGCAGGCCCGGATCGTTTTTGATGAGACGAAGCGGACGGTCATGGCGAACGCTGAGCTTCGTGAGTTGTGCGAGCCGATGCGGTCGGTGATTGAGGTTCCGTCGACGAACTCGATTTACCGGGTGTTGACGGCGAAGGCGATCACGAAGGAGGGTTTGAACGTCAGCCGCGGGATCGTTGATGAGTTGCATGCTCATGCGACGGACGAGCTCTGGAATGTGTTGAACTTGGCGACGGGCGCGCGGGATGAGCCGATGGTGATCGCGATCACAACGGCGGGTGTGCGAACGGATCGTTTGGGTGAGGACTCGATCTGTTACCGGCTGTTCAAATATGGTGTTGATGTTGCCGCGGGCCGGATTGACGACCCTACGTTTTTCTTTGCGTGGTGGGGCGCTCCGGATGATGCGGACCACACCGATCCTGAGGTTTGGCGGATCGCGAACCCGGGCTACGACGACATTTTGAACCCGGAGGATTTGGCGTCAGCGGTTCGGCGTACCCCGGAGAATGAGTTTCGGGCGAAACGGCTGAATCAGTGGGTTGCGGCTGCGGTCGCATGGTTTCAGGCCGGTCAGTGGGAGGCGTGTAGTCAACCTGATATTGGCGCGCCGGCTGATGGCTCTTCGGTGGTTCTTGGGTTTGACGGGTCGTATTCGGGTGACTCGACTGCGCTGGTTGTTTGCACGACGGGGTTGCGTCCGCATTTGGACACGGTTCGGTTGTGGGAGAACCCTGATCCGAACGATGCTGGTTGGCGTGTGCCGCGCGGGGATGTGAAGGACGCGATTCGTGCTGCGTGTAAGCGCTGGCATGTGGAGGAGATCGCTGCCGACCCTCACATTTGGGTGCATGATCTTGAGGAGCTGTTGGGTGAGGGTTTGCCGGTGGTGGCGTATCCGCAGGTCGGTTCGCAGATGCTGGCTGCGACGCAACGGTTTTATGAGCTGGTCGCTAACCGGGCGATCACTCATGCGGGTGACGAGGATTTGGCTCGGCATATCGCGAACGCGGTGTTGAAAACGGATTCGCGTGGCTCACGGCTGGTGAAGGATCGTGCGCGCTCAACCCGGCGGATTGATTTGGCGGTCGCTTCGGTGATGGCTGTTGATCGTGCCGCGCAGGCGAAGAAACCGAGCTTCAAGATCTATTGAGGGGACCATCATGCGGCGTAGCTGGTTGAAGTCGAAGCTCACTGAGACGGTGATCCTTCATCAAACGAACGATTTGTCTTATCGTGGTGTGCTGGCCGGGGTGTGGGCGGATGGTGTGACTTTGAGGCATGCGGAGTTGTTGAATCCGAAGCCTGCGGCGCCAACGTCGATGGCTGGTGAGGTTTGGGTGCCGCGTGAGATGGTTGCCATTGTGCAGCACGGGGAGTAAGGGGTGGAGATTCGTACCGCCGAGGGCGGGTTCGAGACTCGTTCCGCCGGCCCGTACGCGTATTGGGGTTCGTCGGCACCTCCAACTAACGGCCAGTCGCTCGGCTTGGCTGCGGCTGGCGTGTCGATCAGTGAGCAGTCGGCGTTGCAGCTCGCGGCGTGTTGGGGTGCGGTTGATCTGATCTCAACGTCGATTGCGACGTTGCCGATTCAGCAGTGGCGCAAAACGTCAACGCAACCGGTTCAGATGGAGCCGGCGGCGGTGATCAGGCAGCCGTGGCCGGAGATCACGCAACGGGATTTCATTGTGCAGGGCTCAATGTCGCAGTTGTTGCGCGGGAATTTGTTTGGTCGGGTGACGGCTCGTGACGCGAAGACGTTGTATCCGTCGCAGGTGCAGTTGGTGCATCCTGATCATGCGCGGGTGGTGCGTAATCGGGATTCGGGGCAGCTTGAGGTTTATTACTGGAATGAGCTTGTCCCGCCGGATGATGTGACGAGGGCGATGGCGTTGCAGGTGCCGGGCGCGTTTGTGGGTTTGAATCCGATTGAGTACATGCGGAATGTGATGGGTTTGGCCCGGGCGCAGGATCTGATGGGCGGCGCGTTTTTTGCGAATAACGCGAAGCCGTCGGTTGCGATCACGGTGCCGGGTGACCTTGATCCGAATGATGCTGAGGCTGTCAAGAACTCGTATAACGAGAAGTTTCAGGGCATCAACCGGGCTTATTCCGCGATTGTGTTGACTGGTGGGATGACGGTCGAGCCGATCTCAATGAACATGGCTGACGCGCAGTTCATTGAGCAGATGCAGTTCTCGGAGTCGGTCATCTCCGGCCGGATTTACCGTGTGCCGCCGCACATGTTGGGGATGGTGGATAAGGACACGTCGTGGGGTGCTGGTATTGAGCAGCAGGAGCTCGGGTTTGTTCGTAACACGCTGTTGATTTGGTTGTGCCGTTGGGAGGATTTGCTGTCGTCGTGGTTGCCTCCGAACCAGTTCGTGACGTTTGACCTGTCGCAGAGACTTCGTGGCGATACGCTGCAGCGGTTCTCGGCGTGGCAGATTGCGCGGGTGTCGGGTTGGATGTCGAATCTTGATGTGTTGAAGGCTGAGGGGATGCCGATCCCGACTGACCCGGATGTGTTGGCGCAGTTGTCTGACTATGCCGCACCGTTGAATAGCGCTCCTGTGAAGGCTTTGTCTGGTGGTGCTGCTGGACCTGGCGGCGATGAGGCCGATTGACCGATTTGTGGGGTTCCTTCGTCTTCTTTGCCGCAGTGGTCGCAGCGGCATCCGGTTAGCTTGGTCATGCGCCAACCTTTCGTGCTTCGAGGAATAGGTCTTTGAGGACAGCCTTGGCGACGCATCGCAGGGCGTGCTGATGCTTGTGGGCCTCGGTCGTGTCGCGGGCAGCCCAGTTCTCACGAGCGTCAAGGTACTTCGCTCCATACGGCGTGATGGATTGACGGTTGATCCAGTCATAGCCGTCGCTGTCGTCGCAGCCATCAAGCTTGCGGACACCCGCCCTCAAGCACGATTCGGCAACAAGGAACGCCCGCATCTTGGCATCAGCGTTCCAGTTTGATCGCACGCCTTTCTGTCGTCGCTGGCCGGGCACGAATCCACAATAGGCCCACAATTCAGCGGGACCACGGCGCGGTCGTCCCGCGGCCTTGTTGTAGCTCACGTTCTCGATGGCGGCAACTAGTCGCGCGCCCTGCTTCGGTCCGACGCCTTTCTGGTTCTTTATCCACGGCCCGAGTGGATGTTTGCGAACGGCTCGCTGGAGTGAGAGCACGGCTGCGTGTTCGAGGGCTGTTAGCTGGTGTAGCTGTGCACCGTATTGATCTGGCGAGAAGCCTTCGCGAACGAACGCACCCAGGCGGGCTTCTGTGGCCATGCGGAGCGATTCCACATCGTTTAGCCATTCGGCGCAAAATTTCAGCTCGACAGTAGCCAAGCTACTGTTGAGCTGAATCGGAGACGTAACGAGCTCGGGAATCGAACGGCCATTGGTCTCCGAAGGGGTTGCAGCGACGCGTACGACATGGGCGTCGGCCGACTGTTGGTCGCTGCAAGATGATGCGCCGACGGCCGATCTGCGGAGTTCGCGAGCGAGTTGGTCGGCGCAAGGGGATGCCGGAGACGAATGCCGTATGGGCATCGTACGACGCATGGTCTCCGGCAAGTGGTTGGTGACAGCGACAGACAACGGCTCGTCGCTGGGCATCGCGCTCAACATGGTCTCCGAAGGGGTTGCAGCGACGTGGAGGGTCTGGGCGTCGCGTGAGTCCTGGTCGCTGCAAGATGATGCGCCGACGGGGGACGTTCGGAGTTCGTTCGCGGTCTGGTCGGCGCAAGGGGATGCCGGAGACGACCCGACGTTGGGCATCGCGCTGATCATGGTCTCCGGCAAGTGGTTGGTGACAGCGACAGACAACGTCGGATTTCTGGGCATCGCGGCGGCTGTGGTCGTCATGCCGTTGTCACCAAGAGTCCGGGACGCCCGAGCTGATCCCACTCAGCCACGGTAGCCGCGCCACAACCCTCAAGGGCGGTCGCGTACTTTTCGGCCGCAATTGCCTTCGCCTCTATCTCGCTGGCGCGCTGACGCTGCTCCTCGGCGTAAGCGAGTAAATCCTCGACGCCGCAATCCTCAACCCACTTGTGCTCGCCGCCAACGGAGATCGCAATCCCAAGGTCATCGAGTATCACCCGAGCGCGAGCCATCCACGACGCACCCTCCACACGCTGAGCAACATGTGGACGACGAAGTTGGTGCAGCTCGTTCTCCGCGATCTTCTCCAACGCCCAACGCACAAGAAAATCAGCGGCACCCGAGGCAACGAGTTAAGCACGCAATCAGCGATCAGGCGCGGATCGGGATCGCTGACCACGCCAAAAGCCTCGCGCGTTAACAGGCGGACTGCGGCGCCCCAATCATCTTTATTTTTCGACCGCCCGGACGGTGGAACTTCGGGCTTCGCCGTCAGCTCGGTCCGGGCGGAAGTTTTAGTGGTGCTCATCGCGTCATCTCCCAGAGCCCTCCATGCGGGCCGTTGTGAATCTCAACAATCCCGGCAGCCTTAGCGGCGCGGGTAAGCGTGCGGCGGCTAACGCCACGCTCCAAACCCTCAGCGACGATCTCGGCTATCGGGATGCGGTCACGGTGGGCGAACATTTCAGCGAGCTGCGCATCAGCAATCTCGCGCTTCGTAAGAGGCTCCATATCCGCCAAGCCTAGCCGCGCCAGCTAGTCATGTCAAGCAAAGTTAGAGGAGGGCGCATGCCCGCAGAGCACAACACTGAGGAGCGCAAGCTGCTCTCCACAGAGGAGATGAACAACCTCCCCGACGAGGACTTTGCGTACATCGAGCCGGGTGGCGAGAAAGACGCGAGCGGCAAGACCACCCCACGCTCACTGCGCCACTACCCGGTGCAAGACAAGACGCACGCCCTGAACGCGCTTCAACGCGCCGAGGCGCAAACCAAAAACGACGGTCCCGGCAAGGACATTGCTGAGAAGGCGATGCCCGCCATTCTCGCCGCATGCCACAAGTTCGGGATCGATGTGGGCGGTAACAGCGAAGCGAAATCGTTCCGTGCCGATGCCGCGGACTGCTCAACATGTGACGGCACCGGCAAAATCAAGGCTGGCACCACCACCTGCCCAACATGCAACGGGACCGGCAAACAAACCGATGAGGCTGAGTCCAAGCCAAGGATCGGGAGTGTCCGGGAGCCGGTACCCGCCGCGTTCCGTGGCGACATGATTCAGGTCCGTGAGGAGCGGGTACCGGTCCGCCGCGAGTTTGAGCTGCGAGAAGTCCCGAACGGGGCTGGCGGCACAAACCTGCGGTTCACCGGGTTCGCGTGCGTCACCGACGCCCGCTATGAGATGGAGGACTGGCTCGGCACGTTCGGCGAGACCGTTTCAAAAGGCTCGTTCACGAAAACCCTCGACGAGGGTGCTGATGTGGCGTTCCTGCTGAACCATCAAGGGATGGCTCTCGCGCGCACGAAGAGCGGCACGATGAAACTGTCTGAGGTCACGGAGCCGGGACTGAGCCCTGTCATCGGGGTGACCGGGCTGCACACCGAGGCTTTGCTTGACGCCGCGAACCCGCAGATCGCTGCGATCCGGTCCGCGGTTGAGCGCGGCGACCTGGATGAGATGAGTTTCGCGTTCCGTGTGATGCGCCAGGAATGGAACGATGATTACAGCGAGCGGTACATCAACGAGGTGTCGCTTGACAAGGGAGACACCTCGCTTGTGAACTATGGCGCGAACCCGCATACGGGTGGCACGGTCGCGTTGCGGCAGCGTGCGATGACCCGTGACCGTTTTGATGTGCAGGCCGTGCTCGCGGCGGCTGTTGCGGAGATGCGTGCCGGCAAGACGATCAGTGCGCAAACGGCCGCGAAGTTGCAGGAGGCTTACCCGCACCTGGATTCGATGGGTGCGGCGGCCGACGGCATCAAGAGCATGGTTGATGATTTGATCGCGATGAACGCACCGGACCCGGAGGCTGAGTCGGCAGCGCCACCGGACGTGTCGGCTGCGCTTGGCTGGTTCCGGTCGATGGATTTGAATGCGGATCGGGCTCGTCTTGCACTTCTGCGCAACCGGAGGGCTGCCTAATGGCTGACATTGAGCCGATCACCGTTGAGGTCAACGCGGACACATCCAAGCCCGAACGCTCCCTTGAGCAGTTGGAGCGATTGACAAGCCCGAGTGTGCGGATCACGCATGAGCCGTTAACCTACCGTCGTGACACTCCCGCCTCCTACTTTCAGGACTTCCTGTTCCGGGACAAGCCCGGTGCGCAGGAGCGACTCAGGCAGCACGCCAACGAAATGGACGTGCTCCGCGTCGACCGTGCCAAGGCGCAGCACGCACGGCTCCATGCAGCAGGCATTGAGTACCGCATCGAACCGAACCGCACCGACGGGTACGGCGGCTACTTCTCCCCGCCCGCATGGTTGAACCAGCAGTTCGCGACCGGCCGACACGCACCACGGGTACTAGCCGACCTGATCGCGACCGCGGGCGCCGCGTTCCCGCTCCCGGCCGGTGTGTCACAGGTCAACATCCCGATCATCATGGCGAACGGCACATCCACCCAGATTCAGGGTGATGACAATGCCGTCCCAGGGAAAGGCATCACCGACCAGGCTGGGACGGGTGCGGTCGTGACGATCTCAAGCACCGAGGCGATCTCACTGCAGCTACTGGAGCAGTCCCCTGCGGGCGCGCACATGGACTACGTGATTTTCAAGGACATGAAAGAGTCCTATGACGCGCAGCTCGAGGCGCAGTTGATCGCGGGCACCGGAAGCGTCACGCCTAACGGCGGGTCGAACCAGATCCTTGGTGTGATCAACGTGCCGGGCATCACTGTCGTGCAGTACAACTCCGGTTCGCCAACGGGCCCGGCAATGTGGCCGTCGTTCGGTCAGGCTGTCGGTACGCTCGCGGACACGCGGCTGCTGCCCCCGGAGGTGTGGTTGTGGCGTACGGGCCGGTTCGCATGGTTGATGGGGCAGGAGGATTCGCAGAACCGTCCGCTTGGTTTGCCATCCCCGTTCTTTTTCGGTAACACCGATGACAGCCCCGACCCGATCACCGGCATTTACGGTTACCCAGTGTTTGGTGATGAGGCGATCCCGAACACGTTGACGTTCAACGCTGCCACAAGCACCTTCTCGAACGGTGCGACCATAAACCAGGATGTGCTGATCGCGTTGCGACCATCGGACCTGATGCTGTTCGAGGGTGACTTCCAGGTGTCCGAGAACCCTGACCCGCTTTCTGGTGCTCTTGGAACCCGGCTGGTGATGCACAACTATGTTGCTGCGATCACCCGGTATGCGACGAGCATCGCGGTCGTCACTGGGACCGGGTGCTCATACCCGACGGCCTACTGATCTTCTAACCCCTTGTAGGACCCTTTGCGCCGGACCCCGGCCCGGGCGTACGCCGACCATTCCCCTTGGGGGTGGCTCACCTACGCTCAGGACTGGGGCACCACCCGAAGGGAGCAAGCAAACCACACGCCAGACCTGGCGTGTTCTCCCCGAAAGGATGGTGGGCTAATGCCTGCCGAAATCAAGGACCGGACGCTCTCTGAGCGCCTGGAGGCGAAGCGTGCCGAGATGGTTGAGGCCATCGAGAAGCGCATCAATGAACGCGAGGCTCTTGAGCACGCGTTTGAGGAGCGGATGGGTGGTGACAAGAAGCCGTCTGATGCTGAGGTCACCGCTCACACGGAGCAGCGTGCCGCGTACCGTGCCGAGATGGATCAGGCATGGGCTGAGGTCGCTGAGCTTGACGCGCGTGTGAAGGATCAGGCGGACGTTGAGCGGCGTCGTGACGAGGCTGCTGACGCTGCGAAGCGTTCCGCGATCGGTCCGGTCGAGATCGTGGTTGAGCCGATGACGTATGAGCGGTACAAGGCTCAGGGTGAGGACGGTGTTTCGTACTACCGTGATCTCGCCGCCGCGCTTGTCCCGGGCATCGTGTTTCAGGGCACCGACCAGTCGCAGGCGCTTGAGCGTCTGAACCAGCACGCAAAGGAACTCCGTGTGGAGATGCCGAAGCGTGAGAAGGAGAAGACGGCACGCGCAAGGAAGCAGCTTGACGAGGCTGAGGGCCGTGCTCTCAGTTCCATCGGCGATCCGTTCTCGCAGAACAGCCAGAAGTTCCGGGATATCTACAACCCGTTTGAGCAGCGTGTTGAGCCGAACGCTCAGCCCGGTGCCGGCGGCTACTTCATCCCCCCGCTTTGGCTTGTTGACCAGTTCATCCCAGGGCTCCGTGCCCACCTGATCGCAGCCGGACTATGCCGTCAGCTTGACCTGCCGGCCGGTACCGACTCGATCAACATCCCGAAGCTCGCGAACCTGACCACGGTCGGGTATCAGCAGATGAACAACGCCGGTCTGCCGTCCGCGGACTGGTCGGACACGTCTGTCACGGCGAACATTAAAACGATCGGGGGTTACTCCGATGTGGCTTTGCAGCTGCTGGAGCAGTCGCCGCACATGATCGTTGATGAGGTCGTGACAACGGACCTGATGGCCGCCCACAACAAGTTCCTTGACCAGCAGGTCATTGCCGGTGACGGCATCGACACCGGGTCTTTGAACGGCGGGCATCTCCAGGGCATCTACAACGGTGCTGGCGGGTCCGCGTGGTCAAACGCGAACGTTGTGACGTACACGTCCGGGTCACCGGCACCGTGGCACTTCCCGTCGATCGTGGGTGCGATGGCATCCCAGATCGCGGAGACACGTTTCGACGCGAGCAATTTCAAGCTCGTGACGCACGGCCGCCGGTGGTTCTGGGCGTCGACTGGTGTGGACTCGAACGATCGTCCGTTGGGCGAGTCAATGTCGGGTGGCCGGTTCAACATTGCTGCGGCGGTGCAGTCCGGTTTGCAGGCCGAGGGTCTGGTCGGCACGATGCCGGCGGTTGCTGATGTGCCGGTTTACATTGACGACAACATCACCACGACGGACACGACCGGCTCGGGCAGCGGTCAGGATGTCGCGATCGCGGCACTGTGGGATGACTGCTGGCTGTTCCGTGGTGATGTGCGCACGAACGTGTACCGGGAGATCCTGTCCGGGTCGCTTGGCGTTCGTTTTCAGGCGTACTCGTATGACGGGTTCCTGGTGCGTTACGGCCAGTCGCTTGCGATTGCGTGCGGCACTGGCTTCGCGGCTCCGCAGGGTGCCGTGGCCTCGATCCTGTACTAGCAGGTAGACGCAAACGCCCCGGGCCAATCCCGGCCTGGGGCGCCCTCTCGAATCTCTCGAAAGGAGATCAAATGCCTGGCGATCTCGTGGGCGGCGCCTACCCGCTGTCCTACTCGCTGCGTAAGGCCTTCGGGCTGCAAGCAAACGCCACTCAGGGAAACCTGGGTGTCCGGTCGAACGTTGAGTGGTTCGGCTATGCCGATATCACTGACGCGACGGCGTCTCTCGTTTCGGCTTCCATGACCGTTGTGGCGGTCCCGGTTGAGAACGGTGACGTGTTCACGACATGTGCCATTGCGGTCGGTAACACGGCGGCGGGCACCCCGACGCACCAGTGGGTGCAGTTGTACACGGGTGCGTTGACGACCGCGCTTCCTTTAGGCACGCAGTCGGTGGACGGCACTTCGACGGCGATCCCGTCGAAGAAGTTGTACACGTTCACGTTGCCTTCGGGGATTGTGATCAACACGAACTCGACGGCGAACGGTGGGAACGCCCCGTACGGCTACGTCTATGTTGGGATCGGGATGACGGCCACGACGGTCCCGTCGTTGTGTGGCGGGAATGTCGCGGTGAACTGCCAGTATGCGCGGTTCCCGAACTCGCCCCCGTTCCTGGCGGGGACGATCTCAGCATCGGGTGCTACCGCTCCGACGAGCGTCACTCTGGCGTCCGTCACAGCGATCGCCACCGTGCCCGAGGTGTACCTGTACTAGAAGTGAGCGCGCGCCCCGGCCCTGTGGTCGGGGCGCGTAGTTCGTTGACGTCCGGGGGGCTTCGCATAATCCTGCTCGCCGTTCCCAAGCCAAGGGGATTGATGGTCGCTTTAGTCGTGATTACGGATGGTCGCCGGGACTGCTTGAAGCGGTCGGCGGCGAGCATGCGTGAGCAGCTCAGGCCGTGGCCCGAGTATCGGTTCATCATTGATGACTCAGGCGATGAGGGCTACGGCCTGATGCTTGACGAGACGTTCCCAGACTTCGACGTTGCGCATCACAGCGAGCGGCGCGGGTTCTGCGGCACTGTCCGATCCGCATGGGAAGTCGGGCTCGCCTCGGGCGCGCCTTTCATTTTTCACGCGGAGGACGACTTCACCTACAGCGAGCCGGTCGATTTGAACGGGCTCGCCGTGGTTCTTGACGTGAACCCGCATCTGGCGCAGATCGCGTTGAAACGCCAGCCCGTGAACAATGAGGAACGCGCAGCCGGTGACTTCATGGGGGCGTGGCCTGCTGAGACATGGGTTCAGCGTGACGGGTTCATTGAGCATGAGCTGACGTTCACCACGAACCCGAGCCTGATCCCGCGCAGGGTGATCGAATTGATCCTCTCCACCGGTGTGGATTGCGCGGAGACGATCATCACTGGCCAGCTTCTCGCGAACGGTTACAAGCTCGGGTATGTCGGTGAGGTCGCTGATCCGCCGAGGGTTGAGCACATCGGGGATCACCGGACCGCGGAGTGGACGCCGTAATGGCCTCGAACTGGAAACTAGAGCTAGCCGAGAAGCGCATCGTGGAGCTTGAGGCCGAGAACGCAAAGCTAGCCGCCGCACTTCAAGCGCTCGAGACGCGCGTTATTGACGCGGCCGACGCGCTTGGTTTGATCCTCTGGGATCCGGAAGTGGACCGATGACTGGCTACGACGATCAGTTCTGGATCGACTCGACCCGTGAGGCGACGGATGCAGCTCCGATCATGCTGCCGGTGGTCCTTGAGGCGACGAAGGCCAAGACGGTGATTGACGTGGGCTGTGGGCATGGCGTCTGGGCTGCGACGGCGGTTGAGCTTGGTTGTGAGGCGTGGGGCGTCGATGGGTATGTTCCTCCCGAGCGCTTGCGTCTGGCACCGGATCGCTTTCTGCAGGTTGACCTCAAGCGCGGCTTCGATTGTTCGGGCCTTGATCTGTCGATCTGCCTTGAGGTTGCGGAGCATTTGCATGAGGCCGCCGCGCCGCTACTGGTCGAAGGATTGTGCAAAGCCAAGTTCGTGTTCTGGTCCGCAGCCATTCCCGGCCAGGGTGGGATCAACCACTTCAACGAGCAGTGGCCGTCATGGTGGGCGCGTCTGTTCGCCCGTCACGGCTACGTCGGGTCGAGTGACATCGGGACCCGCTTCTGGGATGACCGCCGAATCGTGAGTTTCTACCGTCAGAACGCGATCGTTTGGGCTACACCTGAGAATCTTGCGGAAGCGGGGTTTGAGGAAGGTGTGCTTGATCGGACGCACCCGGATAAGGCGCTCGGGCTGTGACTGTCGCCGGGATCAGCATGGTCCGCAACGAGGCTGACATCCTCGATGCGTCGATCCGTCACATGCTCAACCAGGGCGTGGACTTCCTGCTGATCGCGGATCACGGCTCGACGGATGGGACGCGGGAGATCCTTGAGTCCTTCGATGAAGTGACGTGGATGACGAACGACGATCCGGATTACCGGCAGGTTGCGTGGATGAACGAATTGGCGTGGCTTGCGCACTCGCGCGGCGCTGACTGGCTGATCCCCTTCGATGCCGATGAGATATGGCTCTCAGCCCTCCCGGACCGGGTGGATCGGCTTACTCTCAAGGAGCATCTTGAGGGCTGGCCCGACGGCCGCACTGGGTCCTACTGGGCGACGCTCTACCACCACCGCGACTGGGACCATAAGTTCATTCCTGCTGAGCCGCTTCCAAAGGTGGCCTATCGCTGGTCATCGACCGCGAAGCTCGCGGCGGGCAATCATTCCGTCGAAGGGCTTGATCCGCGATGGATGGTCGGGAGCGGCCTTGAGATACGCCATCTTCAGTACCGCTCGGCTGAGCATTTCATCGCGAAGGTCCGAGATCACAACTCGACGTTGACACCGGAGATGCGTGAGCGTGGGGAGGGTGCCCACAAGTCGCAGTACGAGGGCCTCTCACCGGCCGCGCTTCGGAAGGTGTACGAGCAGATGTGCGCTGAGCCTGTCATCTACGACCCGATCCCATGTTCACGGTAGTCACGGTCAGCATCCCCGAGCGCCATGATCTACTCGCGCGCGCCTGCGAGTCAGTCAGAGCGCAAACCTACGGGCCTGTGCCGCACCTGATCCGCATCGACGAACCTGGGGCGACACTCAGCACCCGGCATGTGGCGATGCAACGAAACGCGCTTTTGCCGGCGATTCAGACACCGTGGATGGCCGTCCTCGATGATGACGACACGTTCGAGCCGACCTACCTTGAGCGGTGCGCGCAGGCGATTGCTGAGCATCCGGACGCGAGCGTCGTTTACACGTACTGCCACGGTCATGCGCACGCGGAGGGACCGTTCGACGCTGAGCGCCTCCAGCGTGAGAACTACATCGACGGTGAGGCCTGCATCAGGGTCGTGGATCTTGGCTATCCGGGCGATGGCTCTTACGATGGCGGCTATCCCGAAGTGTCTAACCAGGTTGAGGACTGGGAAGTCTGGAAAGACTTCGCGGACCGCGGTCTCAAGTTTGTTTGCATCCCTGAGCGGTTGCGGATGCATGGTCGCGCTCAGCGAAACGTGACCGGATGAGAGTCGCGATCTTGATTCCAGTGCTCAATCGGCCGCATCGGATTGAGCCGCTGCTGAAGAACATCTTCGCCACAACGCCGGAGCCCTTCCGCGTCGCCTTCGCCGCGAGTGACCAGCCGACCATCGATGAGATCATGCGTCTCGACTTGTGGGGAACCGAATTCATCACCGACGAGGGCGACACCTACCCGAACCGCATCAACGCTCTGTTCGACGCCACGGACGAGCCCTACGTCTTCCTGGCCGCCGACGATTACAACTTTCGTCCCGGCTGGCTGCCACCCTTGCTTGAGGCTCAGCGGCAGATGGGGCCAGGGGTCGCGGTTCCGAACGATCTGCATAACCCGTACGGGACTTGCGCGCTGGTCAGCCGGGAGTATGTGTTGGAGGTCGGCGCGGTGTTGGACGAGCCGGGGCATGTGCTCTGCTCGCAATATCTTCACAACTGGTGCGATTCGGAAATGCAATTGACCGCTAAGCGGCATGGACGTTTTCGTTACGTCGAGGAAAGCGTTGTGGAGCATCTGCACCCGTGCACCGGCAAGCTGCACGCGCTGCCTGAGGACCCCACTTACGCCAAGGGGAACCGCACCTTTCTCGAAGATCAGCACACCTTCATGACCCGGGAGCACCTGTGGCGCGGGTGGTAGATGTTCCGGTGTTCATCACCTGCCGCGACAGGGTGACCGACCTGCGTCACATGGTCCAGTGGTTCGAGCGCGCGGCCTGCCAGCACATCTTCCTGATCGACAATCAGAGCACTTACCCCCCCCTGATCGAGTACCTGGAGCAGTCCCCGCACGAAGTGATCTGGCTGGGGCAGAACCACGGGCCGCGAGCACTGTGGAACGTGAACCTTACGCCAACGTCAAGATACGTTCTGACGGACCCTGATCTTGATCTTCGCGGCCTGCCGCTTGATGCCATCGACCATCTGGCCGACATCATGGACAAGTACCAACGCCCGAAGGTCGGGCTCGGTTTACGCCTCGATGATGTGCCCGAAACGATGCCCAGCTTGGAATGGGAGCGCCGCCTGCTCGTCCCGGACAAGTCGAAGAACGACTGGTGGGCTGGCGAGATCGCGCACGGCGTCTACGACAGCCTGATCGACACAACGTTCGCGTTGTACGAGGCCGGCAGCGGATTTCAGTATGAGGCGATCCGCACCGGCTTTCCGTACCTGGCTCGTCACACGCCTTGGTACATGACGGAGGCTGACGATGAGTGGAGCTACTACACAGCCCGCGCCGAGCACGGACCGAACGGAACCACAACCCAAATCGGTTAGGGTCCTTCACGAACCATCCGGCAACCTCGTGATCGCCATGCGCGCCATTGATCCGCCGGCACCGATAGGAACCGCACTAACCCCCGTCTATGTGCCGTACACGAAGGTTCTGCCGCAAGTAGTAGTGGCCGCTCCTGAGCCCGCGGTCTGGGTGGACGTGTCTAGTGACCCGTTGGCGTACTGGGGTCTGATGGTTGATCTTTGGGAACGGCAACAGGATTTCGTGATCCTTGAGCATGATGTGCTCTACCGTCGCGGCATTTTGGGCGGCTTCGGGGTTTGTCCCGAGCCTTGGTGTCTGCATGCTTACCATCCTGGCTGCCCGTGCGGAAATCCGGCGTGTCGCGAAACACAACGGAACAATCTTGGTTGCACCCGCTTTCGGCGTGAGTTGATGCAGGCCGTCCCAGATGCGGTTAGTTCGATCGGGATCGAACTTCGGCATTTCTCCCGGTTGTGTGACGGGCTCGGGGCTAACCTGCGCGCGGCCGGGTTCGCCCATCACTTCCATGAGCTGGGCGTTGCCCACGTCAAAGGAGAGCAGCTATGAAATGCACCGACACCCCAACTAAGGCGGCCGTCGAGCGCGCCCAAGCACTTCAAGCCACACGCGATTCTGCGATGGTCGATACCAAGGCTGCGCGCGCCCGGGCGGCAGGCAGCCCGAACGAGCGTGCCATTCCAGCCAATGACAAGGAAACGAGGTAGCCGTAATGCCGACCGATGACCCCACCCTTGAGGAACGAGTCGAGAAGCTTGAGCACGCGTTCGAGATCCTCGCCAACGTTGACCCTCACCGCAACCGTTCGCTCAAGGAGGGTTTCGAGGCGCTCATCGCGCATTTACATCCGGAGCGCGGGTTTTCGGTCTCGGCGGCGGCGGTTCCGGCCGTAGCCGAGCTTGAGCCGACCGAGTTGGTGAAGCCACCGACGCACGGGAAGGGTTCGGGCACTGAGGATTGGCGTGCGTACGCTGAGTCGCTCGGGATTGAGGTCGGTCCGGATACAACGAAGGCTGCGATCATTGAGGGTGTCGAGGCGTTCGAGGCGCAGGAAGCAGGGCAGTAGCTTTGACTCGCAAAGAGCGCATCGAGCAGCTAGAAGCCGAGGTTGCGAATCTCAAGATTCAGCTAGCCCAGCTCGCGGCTGCCCCACGGCTGGTGGAGCATTACCATCACCACGCATCCCCCACTGTGCCCACGATCCAGCCGTGGCAGCAGCGGGTCCCGTGGCACACGATCATCTGCCAGACAAGCCAGGCAGCCCAGGCACAGGGCGTCGTCGGCCAACCCTCCTTCATCCGCCCCTGAGATGGGCACCTTTACCTTGATGGGCTCAACGTCCGGGCTTGCCTCCGGGCAGTCCGTAACCGGCCCTATCACGATGACGGGCGTGAACACGGTCGGGTCGATCATCGACGCGAACCTGTCGAGCGGCGATAACACGTTCGCGGTTCCGTCATTCCCACCCGCTGGCCAGGTGACGGCTGTCGCGATCTTCTTGGGTTCGGGTCCGGCGGTGACGGTGAAGGTCCGCACGAACCTGAACGTCGGGGATGGTGGCCTTGAGATCGCGCCCTACTCCGGCGTCGGCTTCGCGGTGTTCCCGTTGCCGGCCGGTTCGACTGAGTTGATCTTGAACTCGTCGGGTAGCTTGGCGGGCATTGAACTGAAGTTCATCTAGCACTGATCGGAGGGCCGCAATGACCGTTGACCTTTCGATCACGCAGGGCACAACCAGCCCAACGCTGTACCTCACGATCACCGACCAGAACGGCAACCCGATCAACCTCGCATCAGCGAAGTTCCTGATGCGCGACATCGCCTACCAAACGCCGCACGTCGACGCGGCCATGACGATCGTGAGCGCCCCCGCCGGGACGGTCAGCTACGCATGGTCCACCACCGACACCGCGTATGTCGGCCTGTTCATGGGCCAGGTGCTCTGGACCGACACCAGCGGCAACACCGGCGCGTACCCAAACTCCGGCTACCTCACCATCGAGGTTCAAGAGAACCTGCTGACGGACACTGAGCAGCAGATCATCACGCTCGGAGTCGCGAAAGACCTCCTGAACATCGGGTCACAGGACCACTCCCACGACACGAAAATAATGCGGTTCATTCGTGCCTGGACGCCCGTGATTGAGTTTCACGCCGGGCCGATCATCCAAGCGACCTATGAGGAATGGCATCCGGGCGGGTCAACGTCGATCACGTTGAAACGTCGGCCAAGCACCAGCTATGGCACAACCCCGGTTCTGTTTCTCAATGCGTGCTCTGAGTACAACGGGCCGATCGAGTGGGAGTTGGCGATCATCTCCAGCCCCGATCAGGGGCAGACGTATTCGTGTCAGTTGGACGCGAACTACGGTCAGGTTGTGAGGCGTACCGCGGGTGGTGGGGTCGCGCCGTTCGCCACGTCCGCGAACATGCCTCAGAGCGTGCATGTGTGGTACACGGCCGGTCAGCAAACGGTGCCGGGGAATGTGCAGGAGGCGATGGGTGTGCTGCTCCAGTTGCATTATCAGAAGACGCAGCAGGGAGCCCCCGCGGGGTGGGGTGGTCGGGATGCGAGCACTGGTGAGCCGACTGGTTCACCGATCGGGTTTGCGTTGCCTGGCAAGGTTCGCGAGCTGCTTCTGCCGAACCGGCGCGCGCCGTCCTTCGCCTAGAGATGCCCGGCAACTTCTCCACTCAAGGTGTCGTCACCGACGCCATCCTTCAACTCCTCGCAAACCAGAACCTGACGTACGCGGCACCCTTCGCGCAAAACCCGACACCCGTCCCGATCTTCGACGGTCCCCCCGGCGGTGCGGGTGTCCCCCCCGTGTTCATCGCGATCGGCGGGCAAGATCCGGAGCTCACGATCGGCACTGAGGACTGGTCATGGCTCGGGACAGCCTCCCGCTACGAGAATTACAACCTGATCGGCCACACGTACGCGTATGTCGGCGGTGATGACAACCTCGGGCAGTTCCAATCGAATGATGCGCAGAAAACAGCACGCGACCAGGCGATCACTCTTGTCCAAGCGGTTGAGGCGGCATTGTGCGGCGATCCGACCTTGCATACCGTGAACACGACGACAGTGAACTATCCGCTTGTGACGTGGGCATATGTGGTGAAGGTGAATTTGGTTCAGCCGACCGCTGATGATCCGAATCTCGCGTCGGGTCGCTGGGCTGGCTGCGATTTCACCATAAACGTGAAGAACACGCTCACGGGCCCGAGCGTCGTCTGGTCTTGATCGTCTTAGCGTCGCACCTTCTTGGTCATGGCCATGCGGCGTTCAACATTACCCGGCATCGGGTCGTGCCCATCGAGTGTCGTGATGACTTCGACTATTGGGAGGGCGTGAACGAATGGTGGTGGAGCGATGAAACGATCGTCCTGCTCGAACATGATGTTGAGTGCGATGACTCGCATCTGGACGAGCTACACGCCTGCGAGCACACCGCCTGTTTCTGGCTCTATCGCGGTCACTGGCAGACGACTCACGTACCAGACGGCATCTTGGCCGCTACACGGAACGGACTGCCTGTCGGTGACGGGGACGAGTGGGCTGACTGGACGGCGATCGGGCTACTCAAGCTGACGCCCGAAGCGCGCACGGGTCGTCTACGTCGTGAGCCGTGGAACGCCCTTGAGTTTGCGGTGAATGACGCGAGCACCGGACCTATTCATCTTCACGGACAAAACGGCCACGAGGTCACCCACCATCACTTCTGAGGAGGCTCCCATGCCGAAGCTTTACAACGCAGACCCGTTCCCCGCGATCGTTCACGCCGACGAACCCGCCACTATGCCCGGTGACCCGCGTGATTTCACCCCCCTAGAACTTGAGAACGGCATCGCCGGGAACTGGGTCAAAACCGACCCGCGTTCCGGGCTTGCCGCCGAGCGCGTCTTCAAAGCGAAGCGTGA